CTCCGTGGGATTTTCCACCACAGACAGGAACGGCACAATGACTTCGTTGTAGATTTGCTCTGGCATGAGCAATAACTCGTCAATGATCATGCGTTGGAAACGGAAACCACGCAGTTTCTCACCGTCACCAAGAGGTAGGGCCGTGATTTTACTGCGGCCAATCTCCATAACCCATTGGTCATTCGTTTTCGAGATTTTGGTCACTGCCTCGGCAAACATCGTGGCTTTTGGAGTCTTCATGATGTCCTCGATCTTATTGAAGATCATGCGGCTTTGACGGAAGCTTTTGGAAATGATGCCGATATGGACTCCTTGATGTAGAATCGCGTCCAAAGCGGCGAAAATGCCCGTTGTGAAGCTCTTGGATTGACCACGACTCCAGATGCCCAAGAAATAGTCGGTCAACATCATCGCCTTGACAGCCATGTGCTGAAACGGGAACAGTTTGACGCCAGTGAGCAACTCACAAGTGAACGATGGATTCTCTTTCAAGAACTTGTAGAGCAAAATCTTTGCTTCCTTCTCGTCCAAGAAGTCAGGAATCTTCATGATTTCCTCATTGATACCAAGGAAATGCTTACGCCTCTTTTGATTGCCCTCAATCCACGCCATTTAAAAGTCCTCCATTGATATAGAATTGAACGTCAACCTTCCACAGCTTCTTGCCATGAACCAGCAGCAGTGGAATCAGTTTTTCGCTATTGCGGCGATTGCCAGTGAACACGAATTGGCAGCAGTCGCGGAATTCGGTCTGTAGAGAGCGCATGTTGTGACCGATGTAGGCCAGATTACTCTTATGGCATCGCTTGCCGTTGTTGGCGTGAATCTGTGCAAAGTCGCTTTCAACCACCACAAAGATGAAGGAGGATTGCTCTCTGGCGCGTTGGAGTTCGCGTTTGAATCTCTCCAAATTGTCCTCGCTTAGAGTTGATTTGAAGTCAGATTCTGACTTGCGATCAACGAACGTGTAGTCGAAATACTTGGGTTCGACACCATAGTCTCCCAAGTCCAGCTTCATAAACTCGCTACTAGGAAACTGTAGGGGCTGTTGCTCCCGCGTATCCACGAAAATCTTGGGGTTGGGATTGCGCAGGCATTCATCGGGGAACTTGCCATCAAACATGAGTTTGCCGCCACAGTTTTTGGCCGCGTCAGAATAGCTACGGAAGAACTTCTTGAACACGGCGATGCTTGGCATACCGTAGCTGTTTAGCATGGCTTCGCTAGGCGCAAAGTCGTCGCGAATCTTCACGCACAGCATTTCCATCAAAGTCAAGCTAGTCTCCAAATCCTTCGGGTCTTTCTGAGCAAAGAACTTGTCCTGATTTTGACTGTTAGCGAAGTAGCTTTGGAAGTAGTGTTCCTTGTTTTTGAACGGCAAGAGTTCGCCCGTCAGCAAGTCCTTGCGCTGATAGTGCTTAACGTAGTAGTCATGAATGAACATCCCGTGCTTCTTGATGTGAGCATGGAGGCTACGTTCAGAATCGAACTTTTGTTGACACTCGTAGCACTTAAATGACATCTTCTTTATTGATTCCGAGAATGCGGCACTTCCATTCGTGCATACTCTCTAAACGGTTAGCCTCTTCATTCACCAATGTTTTTTGCATTTCAGCAATTTTAACCATGTTTTTGCGCTCCTGTTCATCTTGGAACATTTGCACTAAGGACAGGATGGAAGAGTTGTCACGCAGACGATTGCGCATACGTTCGGCGCGATCACCTTGCAGTTTCTTGGTAAGGTTCTCGATACGGGTTTCGCATTGATGGTATTCGCTAGATTTGGCCTTGATGATTTCGGCCAACCGAACCGTCATATCTTGCTGATCTTCAATCTCATCGAACTGGTCGTTGAGTTTGATCAAGTGCTTTCCGATCACTTCTAAATTGATGATCTCCTTGCACACGTTCATGTAAAGGTTCAACTCGTCCGAGGACAGGTCGGGCTTGTCCCAAGTCAGTCGCACGAACTCTTCCTCAAAGAGATTGCGGTCTTTTTGGGACGAGTAGTTGTTCATAATCATCACGAAGCGCGAATTGGACAAATTCACTTGCAGCTTTTCGAGATAGATTTTATGCTGACGATTGAGCTTATCTTCGGCCAAAGCAAGGCCCGTAGCGTCGTTTACCTTCTTCACGACACGGCTAAAAGCCTTTGGCGGAACGTATTCCGTAAGTAAGGCCGATTCTGAATTCGCAACATAGTCGGGATTGATGGTTCTGATGTAGTCCAGAACCGTTCTTTGCTCCATGCCGAGCTTCTTGACTTCTCGGTCAGGGAATACAAGTTCGGCAATGCGGAAACTAGACATCCCCGTCTGGCTTTGCAGCACGATGAATTCTTTCTGAGAATCCGTCAGGTCAATGCTTTCGTTCTTTTCCTTCTTCGTGGTTGTGAAGGAGAAGTTGTTGTCAATCAAGAACTGACGCACCAAACGACCTTCTTTCTTGCGACCATCCAAACTCTGATCGTTGAAACAGCGCTTGGTAAGCTCGTTGAGGTCAGGGATTTGGGTATAGTTGGCGCAGATGAAATCCTTCTGCTCTTGAGTCAACTCGGTCATAGGATGTCCTTGTTCTTGAGAATTTCAATAGCCTTGTCGCGGAAGAGTTTTTTCAGGTTTTTTATCTGCTTGTAGCCGATCTTGCGGTTCTTTTCGCTGCTGCGGTAGCCCAAGAACTTCGCCACTTCTTCGTCCGTCTTCTTCTCGAAGAACAGCATTTGATAGGCCGCGTAGTAGTTTGGGGAAAGCACCTTCTGCATTTCAGTGTTCAAGGAGCGAACGGCGTCATCAAAATCCAGAGTGTCAAACGAAATATCCTCGACTTCCCGCGTGTGATTCTCTAGCTCCAATGGTAGCTTGATGTTGTAACCGTGCTGTTTGTTTTTCTGCCACGCCGCAAACAAGGAACAAGCCTTGTCTTGCACGCCGCTTTTTGTTTTTGAGCAGCCCTCGTCTCCGAGGTTATGCGGGCAACTTACGCACGGCTTGACGTAGTTTGTGTAGTTGTTGCGAATCAGATTACTCATCTGGTTCATGACAATGCGGGAAAGCCACGGCTCCAGCGGCTTACTTTGATCCCACATTTCCCACTTCTTGTAGATGTGAAGAAGGATGATTTGCTCGACATCCTCAAAGGACATCCATTTGATAGCGTTTAGCTGCCACTTATTGCGGCGTTTGCGAATCTCCGTTTGGATGATTTCAAACTTATCAACGAAGGATGAGGCGGGGTTACTTTCCATTTTTGGTCTTGCGTTCGGCTAAACGTTCTGCTAGGGAGGAATCACGCCTCACTGTTTGTTTTGGTTGGCCGAACAATTCGCCCAATTGGAAAGGTTGACGGTAGGTTCCGTCGTCCTCAATCGAGCAGTCAATTGAATCCAGTTGTGGAACTTCAATAGAAGCAGAGGAAAATTCCCCATCTGTGTCCTCTTCCTCGTCTTCTTCATTATCATCCACTTGGCGTGCTCGTTTGGTCGGAGTTTTGGGTTTACTCGCGGTTGCTTGAGCAGTCAATGGATTACCACATTTGCCGCAAAAGTTGGGCGGCGAATAGGTATAAGTCATCTTGTTGCCGCAATTAGTGCAGAATGAATGAGCCATAGAAATTCCTTTTTAATCGTGAGTGTCTAGCTCTATATACTCAACCCGCCCCTTACGAATTCAACAACCCTAAGCTGTTTCCGTAGGTTTGGTGAGTGTAGAGCGCTTGTTGGTAAATGGACAATCCACACACTTGCCATGATCTGCGTTCATGTTAATCCCGTGCATGATCCCCTCTTCCATGCGCCCCGAAGATAGGATATACTCGCCATTCTTAGCCCGAAAAACCATGCGAAATGGAACGCCGCGAGCATTGGCTTTACGAACTTCCGCCGTCACCCTTGCGACCTCTGATGGGTCAAGGGAATTTTCAAAATCGGCATACTTCCCGCCGAAAGTTTTTGGGTCAACGCTATACAACGAAAACATGCGCGGACTCCACCATAACGTATCAGTTTTTGCATCCCACTCCCAAGCCCCCGCCTCTGCCAACTCTAAAGCTTGGGCATAGCGAAATTGCTGGCGCCGCTTTAATTGACGCTCGGCTTCGCGTAGTTCGGTATTAATTTCTGCAAATGAACGGCCTACTTGGTCATGAACTTTCATTTGTGAAAAAAGGAGATAATGGTATTGAATGCTTGAAGACTCATAAGTGTCGCACCCCCACCAATCAAAAAGAATTTCCCTTTCTCTAAAGCGCCTACGCGGTCAGAAAGCTTCTCCCACTCTGTTAAGGGCGTGAGATGTGTCACTCTGACTGAAAGAGTTTCAATTGCTCCCGATAAACGCTTCAAGTCGTCATGCAGACGGTCATCTTTGTCTTTTTGCAGTCGTTCGATCTTTTCTTCCAGAGATTCTAACATAATGAGTGAATGGCACGGTTTTGACTAGAATCAACTAGCTTGTAATTTTTACACCTTTTTTATTCATATTGTCGATTTTTCCGACAATGAACTTGAGAATTTCGCTGCGGACAATATCGCTGTCGTCAAAGCGGAAAACGTGAATTCCACGCTCGACGCTCTCAGGATTGTCGAAGCAATCAATAAATTGCGCAAAACCACTGTTGCGCACATCGCTCTGCATGAGGTCGCCCGACAGGAAGAGTTTGCAGTTTTCCCCGATGCGGGTCAGGAGGGTGATGAGTTCTTTCTTGGAGAAGTTTTGGGCTTCGTCCAAAGCAACGACCTTATTTGTCCAGCTTGAGCCGCGAACAAAGTTGACAGGCAAGGCATTGATAACTCCGTCCTTGCGCAGGTTGAAAATGGTGGGGGTAGTGATAATTTCCTCCATCTTGTCTTCAAGCGGCATAAGGAAGGGGAGGAACTTTTCGTCCACTGTGCCTGGCAGACTACCTAAGCCTCTATCGGCTGATTCCGCGATACTGCGGATGTAGGTCAACTCCAAGTCCCTATTGTTCGCGAGCAAGTTCAGCGCTGCATAGATACTTGTCCAAGTTTTCGCCGTTCCTGCTGGCCCCGCGATGAAGACAATCTTAGTTTCAGGTCGCAAGCAAATCTCCAACAGGTTCTTTTGCTTCTCGGAGAGTTTGAACTTCCGCTGTTTAAACTCGATTTTCCGCTCCATCGAACCGATTTCGATAGCGCCCTCTTTTTGTTGCTTGATTGGTTTTTTAGCCATTCAAATTATACTACAAATCAATAGATGTTTTCTCTAATAGTTACAGAACCATTGAGAGAATTTCCTTGCTGCTGCGTGAGTGACTGACTTGTCACTTTTCCCTTGACATCGAACCCTAAAACGTAGTTCTCGCGGGGATTGAACGATGTGCCTGTGATGAAATGGCGGAAAGGGGAGAAGCGAAAGCCCACGGTAGAGCCATCGCCAGAACCATTGAAGTTGATGATGCTGCCGACGTTTTCGCCCTCGATTGTAACGGTTCGCTCGACGCTATTGAGCAAAACACGCTCAGGAGTCTTGTTACCCACAGTATAGACGGGGTTACGAGAACAAGAGACATTGATTTGGACACTCTTCTTGCTTTGCGGCAAAGGTTCCAGATTGCCCGTAATGCCAGCGGCCAAAGCGTGAAGGGCGTCAAAGTAGGCTCCTGTGCCTGCGGCCTGCAAGAGTCCTGGCGCGTTGGCAAGTCCCGTAAACTTCGTCCCCTCAATGTCTTCGACATCGTAGCTGTTGAACTCAGCGCTAAAAGTAATCGGCTGATATGGGATAATGTTGATCGAGTATGAGTTTAGGTGACAGTCTTTGAACAAGAAATTACCAACCCGAATCTGGTGGCCCGTCTCAAACTCGCCCGTCAGCCCCAAAACTCCCGTCTGAGACATGGAGCGCGAATTGGCATTCTCACCAATGAGAGGAAACCAAGAAAAAGAAATCTTCGCGGCCAAAGGCGCTGTCGGCGCAAAGTCGTTACCGATTGGAGTGCGGCCCAAGTATTTGCGGGGTTCTAGGGATGTGTCGAAATTCATGCTGACTTCGTTTGCCGCCATCAAGTCGTGATTGTTGCTGCCAGTAAGAGGGGCGGCATCGGGGCTGGAGAAGTTCGCGAAGACGGGAACGTTGGTGTATTTGATGAATTTGGACATTACCTTGTGCCTGTTGCAGGTATTTTACACGCGAAAAGGGTTTCCAGAAAGGAGGCTGGGATTTTTTTTTGTTTTGTTGTGGGGAGGTTTTGGGAAGAGGTCTGAAATCTTATAGGAATGGGGTAGGGGGGGGTAGATAAGATCAGGAGTAAGACAAGATGAGCAAATGATATATGGTTTTGTGTGTGATAAGAGGTATGGGAGATAAGATAGGGAGTAAGAGAAGATAAGATGATAATGGTTTTGTGATTTTGTGGCGGGAGATTGAGAAAACCTACCCCCCTGGCATTTGACAAATTATAGTGGCTCTAAATTCCCAGGAATGGGGGGAGGGGGTAAAATAAACGAAAAAAAGATTTGCGTCTGTCCCCTGATGTGATACTGTTAGCAAGTAGCAAGAGAACACCATGAGCAACACGACCACCACCTCCGCCACCTCCGCCGCCACCCTCAACAAGGCGGGCGTGAGCTTCGCCTCCTCCGCGCAGATGGCTATCCTGCTGGCTGCTGCCCTTGCCAAGCATGAGCAGCAAGCCAAATAAAAACCTTGCTTTCTCTGCTTCCCTCTCTATGATCAACGCTATGCAAACAGACAACCTCACTCCCAAACAACAAGCCCTTTACCTTGAAGTCGTGCGCGATGGTGGCCGTGACATCCGTATCGAAAAAGGCGCGTATGAATTCCGCGTTCACTATCGCACGGCTGACGGTATCGCCAGCGCATCACGCGCCATCTATAGTGGCACGCTCTCTAACCCTAAACCCTTCTGACCATCCACGCTGGGAGAGCTAAAAAAACTTGCATTCATCCTGCTATCTGATACATTCACACCATGAACGAAATCGCACCCGCCCTGATCGAAATGGCCGAAAAGATGTGGCCTGTGTCTGCCTTCCCTAGCCGTGCTGCATGGGAAGCGTATGTTGCCAAGTGGCTCCCCAAGATCACCAAATAAAAAGACTTGCAATCTAGTCTGTCCCCTCTACCATACCCTTACTATGACAAACGACGAACTGATGGCCCTAGTTGAGCAGCTTGATTGGAACTGTGACCCAAAGCCCTCCCCCTACCAATACCGCGCATGGCGTGTGCTGCTGCGTGAGCCTGCTGATGCTGTGCTGCCCCTGCTGCGCATCTATGAGGCTAAGTTGCGCACCTACAAAGGATTCTACCCCTACTCCTACACCCGTGCCTACGAACGCTGCGTAGCTGATGGCACTACGAACATCTAACCCTGCGTAGTAAGCTTCCCTAGGTAAGTTACCTAGGCCAGGCACCCCCCTGGTAGGTATTCTCCCTAAGAAGCCTACCTATACACACCTACTACTAACCCTAGCACATACCGTGCCAACATTGAACAAAAAAGAATAAAAATTACCCCATAAAAAAGACTTGCGCTCTACTACCCATGCGCTACTATTCCCTTGTCAGACAACCTCACCCACACACTACTATGTTCGCCTTTTCCCCTTCCGCCACCGAAATGCACTCCTTCGCCGCCGAGTATGACGCCCACATGGACGCCATGCGTGACGCCTCTATCGAGGCTCAGGAACAGGATGAAGAATGGCTCGAAAGCTGGCAGCGTCCCGACTACGAGGAAAATCGGGTTTGCCGCAAAGAATACTTGCAAGATCGCTAAGGCTCGCGCCTAACCCCATCCTCAAGCCTCCTAGGGAAAATACCTAGGCCAGGCACGCAAACCGTAGGTAAATTACCTAAGAGCGAAAAAAAGAATAAAAAATGATTTGCACTCTCTGCGGGCCTCTGCTACTATACACACATGAGCGAGAACGACTTACAACTGGCAGAAACCGCATGGCCCAAAAAATTCTTCGCCTCCGAAGAGGCTTGGTTAGCTTATGTTAACAAATGGTTCCCGAAGATCACCAAGTAAAATGCCTAGGTAAGTTACCTACCCCAGGCGTGCCTGGCCTAGGCAAAATCCCTAAGAACGAATCTGTCAAGTAAAAAAGCGAAAAATCTTTTCTGCAAAGTTGGCACGCTAATTACTATAATCTCGGCAGGTAAAAAAAGAACGAAAAAGAGTTTGCACCACGCCGAAATTCTGGCATAATAGAAACATGAACGAAGCAATCCTCTCCAACGAACAAGTCGCCACCTTCCTTGCCATGACCACCACCAGCAAGCAGCAAGATCACGGCACCGTTCCTAGCGTTCTTGACAACGTGCTCGGCTCCCTGAAAGTGGTGCGCTACGAAAACGAGAAGGGTATCTACTCCATCGAAGTCGAGCGTTACAAGGGCGTGCGCCTCTCCAAAAAGACGGGCAAGGAAATTGCCACCTTCGTCGCTAAGGATGGCTCCTATCGCTCCCTGTTCGTGGCACAGATTCAGTTCTAAGCAAATCACCTTAGCCACCCTAGGAAATCTACCTAGGCTTGGCACGCCTGGCGTAGGTAAAATCCCTAAGCATTCACTTGTCAAGTAAAAAGAATAAAAATTCATCACAGTAAAAAAGAACTTGTGCGATCTTGTTTTTCTGCTACTATTCCATCATGAACCTAGCTGAATCTAATCGCGCCAAAGAACTCATCGCTCTTGACCTGAGCAAATTGGACAAGCGCACAATCAATGGCTTGCGTGCAGAACTAATCACACTCATTAACTGGTTCTATGTAACCCCCATCATCGAACTGCGTGTGCTTGGCGTGTTTGGCCTTCTGCAAGACATGATCAACAAACGCGATGAAATGCTTCAAATCTTGAAAAATCCATGACCAAACAACAGCAAGTCCAAAACGCCGTCGAAACAGCGTTTGCCAAACACAGTAAGAGAATCGGTTCCCATTGGGAAAACGAGGAAGCGGTGACTTATAATGATGTCGAAGATTTCGCGCATGACATCATCGCCGCAATCTTCCCCGATTGGACACGCGAATGCTTGACAGAAGAAATCGCCGCGCTAGAGTCTAATCCTCGCACTCATCCCGCATTCAAACGCTTGCGCATTGACTACTTGAAAGCCCTGCTTGACAAACACAACACCATCCATCCTCCCTACTCATAAATACCTTGTTCGGCATTAACGATTTACGACTATGAAACCAGAAGATGACCTAGAAAACCCAACGCCCCTTGATCTGCTGTTGCAGAATGACTCTCAACCTACGACATCATCGCCCTCTGAATTGGGAGCAGCACCTTGCTGTGCTTCTTCCGAGTCAGAATGGAAGCCCGACTACTCGGTAACGCCCCGCCGCATCGTGTGTGCCGCGATGCTTAAAGAAGGGCGAATCATCACGGGAGCACGGCACTACGATAAAGTCATGCGTGCGCAAATGGAGGCATCTGAGGGCATAGCGTGGTGGAGAGGATGCACGCAAGGATTCATTGACCAGTTTGGCGACTTTTTGAACCGCCGAGACGCATGGAAAGTGGCGGAGAAGCAAGGACAAATCCGCCGCGAAGTATCAACCCCAGGCACACTTTACAGCGAGAACCTGTATTAGCACAACGCCTCGGATTAGCCAGTGTTCCTAGGGAAACTACCTAGGCCTGGCCCGCCCCTGGTAGGTAAAATACCTAAGCGCCCGCCTTACTCACCCATCCGAAAAATCCCTAGGGAGGGCTATTTAATTCCTACCGCAAAAAAAAACGAATTACTGCTTGCACGCAAAGCAAAAATCGCCTATCTTGAATCATGCAGCACTCCTTCGACACCGCTTCAAACCTTTTGATCAAAATCGCCGCTCATGATCGCCCTGCTAATATGACTCATGACATGCAAATGATCTATGGCCGCACCTACTTCAAGGGTATGCTTGCAAGCTTGATTGTGTGCGTGCCAGAAGTCAGAGACTACATCGAAAAAATCGCAAAATACCATGAAAATTCCCTCAATTAAAAAGATTGAATATGATTCACGTTGGAACACTCTCTGATCGCGAACTGAAAAAATCAATTCGCAAAAAACTACCGCCGCCGCCACAAAAACACCGCAGCGCGAAAGACTACCGCCGTAATCCTAAACACAAAAACAACGATGGATGACTTTCGCAAAGAACAAAAGAAAAAATGCTTTGACGGCAGCAAAAACAAGCGCAGCAAATATGGTTGCCCCTGCTGCCGCGAGATTCGCAACCTGAACAAGCACAAGAAATTTTCCCGCAACATGGCCCGCGTTCGCTTGAAAGAAAAAGATAAAAAAGACTTGCGCGAAGAATAAAACCTGCTATCTTATCCATCATGAATTATCCACAAGCTCTCACAATCTCAGAACTTAAGTCTTTGCTTGAACAAGCAGAAAAAGAAATCGGCGGCAATTCTCTTGTTTACTTGTGGAACGGCGACAATAGCGAAGCGATTTGCGGTCACCAAAAAGACAACGCAGTTAAGAATATGGTTGCCACTGACGGAGAAAAAAAAGCTTTTGGGCTGGAAACTTTCAATGTTGATTGGATGTCTGACTCCAGCGGAAGTTGGATGAAAAAAGTGAACTCTTGAAACTTTTCCTTGCACAAGGAATAAAACCTGCTAACTTATCCACCATGACCACCATTGAAAAAACACTAATGCAACGTGACGGTTACACCCGCGAAGAAGCCCGCGAAGCCTTGCGCGATGCCCGCCAGCGCGTTCTGGACGGCGAGAACCCCGAAGAAATTCTTTACGAGGATTTTGGGCTGGAGCCTGACTACATCTTTGACCTGATCTAAGACTTTTCCCTGCTAGGGGGACAGGAGGTTTAAGCCTCCTGTAGGAGGCTCCATCCTCCATCAAAGCTCTAAGAGCGGCGACTCCCCCTAGTAGGGAACTTACCTATGCCAGGCACGCCTGGCCTAGGCAAAATACCTAAGTAATAATCGCATCATTCTTTCACGCCACTTGGCACGATAATTACTAGAGTAAAAATTAGCTAAAAAACATCTTGCGCTTCTCTGTTTATCTGTTACCTTACTCACATGAAAGAAACATACTACGGCTTCACGGGCAACGAACTCATCAACCTTGGCGAATATAACAACATCAGCGAGGCTTTGTATGCCTCCATGTGTCATGATGCTAACCCTCGCGACTACCACTTCTTCTACATCACCAGCGCGGAGGGCTGGCAGTTTCTCGCCAACAAAATGCTCGACACTCTCAACACCAACAAACAATGAAAAACAACAACGCCATCCGCAAATTCAAAGTCGGCTCCCTGTATCGCAACAATGTTCACCCGTCCTCTCTTTACATCTGCGTTGCAGACGTTGAGTGGCAAGGCGACAAAAAGAGCCGCTTCACCAAAAAATGCCTTGTGGTTCTGGAAGACCGTAGCCCTTCTAATTGCAAAGGTCACATTGTCGCTTCCAATGCCGTGAAAAATTGGAACTGGCGCGAAGTCTGATCGTCAATGACTTACGGAGGGGGTGGGCATCCACCCCCTCCCTAGGGCCGCGTAGGAGAAATACCTACGCCAGGCGTGCCTGGGCTAGGTAAAACACCTAGGAAAACCCTTTAGCGCGATTTTTGTCACGATTGGCACAATGTTGGCACGATAATTACTAGAATAAAAAATAGTGAAGAAAAAAGTTGCAAAGCTCGCGGAAAGTGGTAATTTAAGGGGTCGCAAGATTCTAGACTCTCTTGCTTCTAATGAATCGCTCATCTTGGTTGGAGTTAGCTTTAATTATGCTTCGGTGAAAGCCTGAGCAAGCTGCGGTGGAATCCCGAATCTCAACTGACATTTTCTCTTGACTTCTCTCCTTTCTCGCTTATCTTTACCCCATCACCAAGAAAAACATCATGAACGACATCCTCACCAAAGACGACCTAATCGCCCTCCTGCGCGCCAAGAAAAACGAAATCATTAACGCGCTGAACAGCAAGCACGTTGTTTACGCCAACGAAGGCGTTTCTGCCGTCAAAGCCAATGGCGTCCGCACCTTCACCATCAAGGACATTGAAGGCGTCCACACGGGCAAGACGGGCCGCACCTACATCACTGCCAAGGTCATTGACCATGACGACGGCGATGCCGAGAAGTTCAGAAATTTGCATGTGGCAGGTCTGCAACTCGCATGGGAATAAGAATTTCCCGAAACCTTGAAGGGAGACGGCAATCGGAGAATGCCTTGTGATTTTCGCTGACGAGCGTTCTGAACAACTAGCAGGTTCAAACCCTGCCCCCTTCACTTCTTTCATTTAAAACAATAAAAAACAATTTGAGCGCGTGGCGGAACGCAAAGACGCAATGAGGCCCGATACCTAGTAGCGAGCCAAGGGCAGTCAGACTAGGAAACTGCAAGTTCAAATCTTGCCGCGCTCATCCCATTTCAACCTGAAACACACACTATGAGAGTCCGACTCAAAAACCTCGGCGGCTACATTGACTACCAAGGAACCGTCACGGGTCTTGCGTTTCAAGAAACAGCCACCCTTCCGTCGTCAAAAGCGGCATTAGCCGTTCCGCGTTCAAAAGAATCATGGGTGCATGTGAAATGGGACATTCCCCACCATCCATGCACTTCGCCCATCCAGTTGAAGCATTTGATACCGCTTGAGATTGGCGAACTGATCGGACAACCAAAGGACAAACCGACTTCACCCCTAGCCCTCCGCTTGGCCCACATTCTCGATCATCACATCACAGGGAATCAGCTTGTCGAAGGCGTTCACGCTCTCTTTGTGGACATTCAAAAAGCAATCATCGAATTCAAACCCTAATCACACTATGCAGCGCAGCGAATCCAGCACAACTCAAGTCAACGCCTCTTTGCGTTACTGTCACGAAAACGCCGTGAACATCTTCGGCCCCGTGCGTGAAATCAAGCGGGCATGCATCAACAAAATGCGCAACGTCGGCCCACTCAAGAACGTGCCGCAAGAACCAAAAATCGTCCGCCCCTTGGGCATCCGCATCACAGAGAACGTCAAAAAGCATTCGGCAAAATACAAATCACGCGCCAAAGAACTCGCGCAAAGTTTCCTTCGCTGGCGTGCGTAGGTTAGTTGGGTAACGGGGGGAGAGGGGTTTCAGTAGTGTGTTCCTCTCTCCCCCTAAGACTTTTACCTACGCCAGGCGTGCCCTGGCTAGGTAATTTCCCTAAGAGAAAAAAAACACACAAAAAAGTCTTATCCAGCATAATGCTCAATTTTAATCTTGACAATCCCACAAATCCAAGTAAACTACCACCATGAACGTCACCATCACCTTCACCAAAGAACAATTCCTCGAACTGCTGGTCAAGTCCCCTATCGTGCGCGAGTGGGCCTATAACACCATTCTTCCCCTCCAAACGGAGAACAACGAACTTGCCATTCTCCAGCACTATGCGGACGAAATGAACAAACAGTTCCCCGATGCCGACCGCAACAAAGTCCCCGCAATCAAGTGGTTGCGTGCCGCCGTGCGCGATGAGGCGCACTTGAAGGTGTTCGGGAAGTTTGGTTTCTCGTCTTACCCCTCCGATGTGAACACGGAGGGTCACTCGATCAACAACGGTTGTCTTACGCTCGTTGGCGCGAAGCAATTCGTGGAAAAGTTCTGCACCCCAAAACCTTCCGTGTAATCAACGCTTGCCCTAGGTGAAATACCTAGGCCAGGCATGCCCTGGGTAGGTAAAATCCCTATGCCCGCGTAGGGAAAAGTCTTAGGGTAGCATAAAGCGTGCCAACTCGCGCAGAATAAAAATTGCATAAAAATGCCTTTCGCCCTTGACTCTCTGCCGTTCTGTGATACAGTTATCGCGCTATGAAGAAACAAACACAAGCCATTGATGTGCTGGTTAACCTCGTTGACTGGCTGATGAATAACGACCGTGAAACCCTCGCGCCCGCTTTCGCCGCTCTGAAAATTGACGCGGAAACGGTGTTTGCTGCTTTTGACCACGCTTACGGCGAGGAAGAAAGCGAAGATGACAACGACGGGCATCTGGTCTCGCGAGCGCGTGCAAATCAAGAATTGCGCCTGATGGGAGTTGACATTGACGGAGAATAAGCTATCTTGTGCCATGACTCCAAAACTTGCCAAAGAACTTACTGGCGGACTTTCTAAGCCGTCGAAAATGCCTGGTTTTGCCTACTCCATCCCTGCGGAGGAATGCAAAGTCGGCTCTAAATTGCGAAAGGTCAAAGGCTCCATTTGTGAAAAGTGTTACGCTCTCAAAGGGCGTTACGTTTTCTCAAATGTGAAAAATGCCTTGCGCAAGCGGTTTGACAGCCTACTGAATGCCGAGTGGGTGGCGGCTATGGCTTTTCAAATCTCGCAAGCCAGCGTGAACGTTTTCCGCTGGCATGATAGCGGCGACCTGCAAAGCGTCGAGCACTTGGAACGCATCGCGGAAGTTTGCCGCCTAACCCCTGACGTTCGCCATTGGTTGCCTACTCGCGAATACGGCATGGTTACAGAATACAAGGCGCGGCATGGGGAATTTCCCGACAACCTGAATGTGCGTCTCTCTGCTTACTCGATAGACGGGCCGCTGCCCGAAGGGGCCGCGAATCGCTTAGGAGTTACCCTGTCTGGCGTTACTCGCGACATGAGCAAGGTCACATGTCCCGCCTATCAGCAGGGCGGCGTATGTGGTTCATGCCGAGCATGTTGGAGCAAAGAACAAAAAGCCGTAATCTATCCCGCACACTAACCCTAAACCTTTCTCCTATGCTTGCATTCGTGTTTCTGGTTGCGGTGGTTGCTCTCCTTAGCAGACATCGCTAGGTCATAGCCCTACGGGAGGGGGCGCGAAAACCGCCCCTTCCCCTAGGAAACCTCCCTAAGAAAATTACCTAGGCCAGGCGTGCCCTGGGTAGGTAAAACACCTAAGAAAATCCCCTATACCCTAAGCAAGTGCCGTGCCAAGTCATGCAGGAATCGAAAAAAGAAAAATGCGCGTGAAGGTGAAAAGATGTTGCTTTTTGTTTTTCCTCGGCTATCTTTAGCACGTTAACAGAAACAACAAACCAATAGAACACACACCACTATGTCACTCCTGATTGCCAAGAATAAAGTCTCCTTCGATGAACTCAAAGGCACGAAAACCCCTGACGGCACCGATAGCTTCCAGCCCATCGGTCACGCCCTCTTGGTGGATGAAACCCGTCAAGCCATCGAGCGTGCTGGCTACACCGTCAAGGAAGAGGAACACGCGCTCGCTCGCATGGGCCAGCGTTACTTCGGCGGCTTCGTCATCACTGGCAAGAACATTGATGCGACTGATCGCCAGCTTGTGCTTGGCCTTCGTAACGCGCACGACAAGTCCTTCGCCGCTTCGGTCTGTATCGGCAACCGCATGATCGTCTGCGAAAACCTCTGCTTCGCCAGCGACATTAAGCTCTCCCGCAAGCACACAACTAACATCCTGCGCGACATCCCCCGCGTGCTGAGTGAAGCGGTGGGCCGTCTCGTCTCGCACTTTACGGACATGCAGGCTCGCATTGATCGCTACAAAAACCACGAACTGTCGCTCGACGCTGCCGCTGGTCTGGTCATCCAGCTTGCGGATGGCAAGGCCATTCCCGCTCGCGAGGTCTATCCTGTGATCGAGCAGTTCCGCACCCCGAACCACCCCGAATTCGAGGGCCGCACTCTCTGGTCACTCTACAACGGCGTGACTGAGTGCCTGAAAGGTGGCGACCTTTCCAAGCTGCCCGCCCGCACGATGGTCATGCAGTCCATCTTTGACGGTCTGGCGGGTCACTCGCCCATCATCGAAGTGGAAGTGGTGGACGCTGCCGACCTGAACGACGACAGCGCGGAATAAGTAAGCGAGACTCCTACGGGGGCGGGAAACCGCCCCCTTTCTTATGCCTTCTCCCTAGGGAATTTACCTAGGCCAGGCGTGCCCTGGCTAGGTAAAACACCTAAGCATAAAAAGAGAATAAAAAAGACTTGCGCCACATCAAATCTCTGCTACCTTTACAGCATGAACAAGAAATTCAGTGTTTGGTTTGAAACCCGCAGTTACAACGCAATCGGCAGTTACACTTCGCGGGAAGTGACAGTCGAGGCGGCGGACGAAGATGCTGCCTATGAAGCTGCAATGAACTACTTCCACAGCATCAACTTGGAAACCCCGCTTTCCCATCAAATGTAAGGAGGTAGCATGAACGAATCCACGCACAACCCCATGTCGTTTACTAACCTCTTTCTGCTTCATGAAGTGCTGGTGGCGGCTAATACCCCTTGGGCGAAAACCAACTTCTGTCCGACAGATCGAATGATTCAGGCGTGCGAGTTGAAAGACTGTCGCTACTTTCGTGAAAACTCTTTGTGTGGCGTGGTTCATTGCGGCGACGAATTCTTCGCCGTCACCTGTACAAACGATGAATGGGTGAAAGCAGATGAAGTATCTGTTGACCCGTGGTAATTGTCTGCTACCTTTCCATCATGAACACACTACTCGAAACCCTTCTCAACGGCGGCTACATCAGCCCCCAATTCGTCAACAACTACGAAAAAGTGTTCCCTAATCTGACGGTCACAATCAAATGGTGTGACTCCATGAGAGAGACGACCACTCTTGGCAGCGTCAATGAATGTATGAAACAGGGCGCGAAACGCGGCGATTGTGTGCGCGAGGCTTTCATTCCCGCTTTTTGTCACGCCGCACTTTGCAAAGCTTTCGGCATCACTGACGAAGATCAGGCGAAATACTATCAAGACAATCCCACCATCTAACACCATGAACCGAGTCCGAGTCTATCGAAACCTCCATAAGAAATGCCTTTCTGTGCTTCATCGCACGCCGAAGGGCTGGCGTCTCCTGAAACATGTGCCGCGCTTGGAACTTCTGAACGTTGTGTTCAAGGTGTCGCAGGCTGGCCGCGAACGTGTCGTGCGCGAGAAGCGGAAGAATGTTCATGCGTTTGTCGAAGGCGACGACTGTGGCGTGACCAACATCACAAGCAGCAATCTCCGCTTCATCGGCTACAACCCCTATGTGGCGGGCGAATTCCGCGACAAGGAAACCCAAAAGCCAGCACGCGAGGCATCGTGGGCCTTCATCAACGAAAAAGGAATCACTGCCATCAACGTCTTGTGAGTAGTGCTTGCGCTTAGGTGAAACACCTAGGCCAGGCGTGCCCTGGCTAGGTAAAATCCCTAGTCATTCAACCTAGTCAACTCACCTACTACTTATTACGTCCCTTATTACGTCTTATTTGGTTCCGTTATTAGGAGCAATGCCGCTCGCATTATTTAATGCTTTTTTATTTGGTAGTGCCCTTATTTGGCAACACTCTTATTTGGTAGTGCCCTTATTTGGAGGCGTCTGTATTTGGCGCACCTGGCAGGGATCGAACCTGCGACCTACGGATTAGAAATCCGCTGCTCTAGTCCACTGAGCTACAGGTGCTTGCAAAGTTTTGCCTCCCCCCGCCCGCGCTTTGTAAGCCGTTAAAAGGGGGAGGCGGTCAACGCACCACCATTAACCAATTGTTTCCAGCAGCTTCAAGCCAGCGCTTGTAATTTCTCGCTTCGCATCAATGCGGAGGAAGTTCATACGGAGCAAGTGAAGCTCAACGTCACGGCGCAAAGCCTGAGCACTAAGGCCAGTGATCGCCGCGAGGGAAGTGAGAGTCAGCGGGCCGCGAGACTTGAGGGCGGCGAGCACCTGAATTTCGGTGTTGGTCACGCCGCGAGCGTTGATGTTTGCCTTGTGGCACAAGCTCTTCCAATCTTCGTTGGAGAAGTCGGGGTTGTTTTTGGCCTCGCAGAACATTTTAATGTCGTTGGAGCGCTTGACGGCACTGCGGGCATTGCCGCGAACCGTGGTCGCGATCTCATCGAGCACACCCGCTTCAAACTTCACATCAGGAATGCGCTTCTGGATGATCTGCTTCACTTCGCTGGAAGTGTAGGCGACGAAATCCACAACCGAAAGACGATCTTTAAACGGCGGGAACAAGCGATCAAGTTCCGTAGTGGCGAACACAAAAGACATCTGCGCGAAGTCGAAAGTGTATTCGACATCCTGATGGGTGTAATGCACCACGTTTTTCTTCTCGGTGTTGAAGATGGTGAGAAAGGCGGAAACCAACTTCTTCGGCAGTTCGTGCGCCTCATCGAAGAAGAGAACGCATTCGGTGCCTTGCACCTGCGGCATCAGTTGCTCAAAGAACTGTTTTTCGTTCTTGATGCTGCTGCTGTTGATCTCGTAGAAGGTCTTTTTGCACGCTGCGCCAACTGCGCGGGCGAATTCGGTCTTGCCGATGCCGCGTGCGCCGTTGAACATGAGGAACGGGAGAACGCCCGTCGTCTTGTAAGCGTCCAAGTAGAAGGAAAGCTGACGCTTGATGTGGTCTTGACCGACGATGTGTTTGAATGCTGGCTTCATGGGTGATGGTGGTGGTGGTTCGTGTTAAGACTGATACTATACGCGAAGAGGGGGTTTAGTCAAGGTTTTTTTGTGGAAAAGAAAGGTGTTTTAAACGTATTTAAAGAATAAAATCTTTCAATGATTCCTTATCCTAAAAACAAAAGCAAGTTTGAGTTACAAGCCGAATTATTCTTTGCGCTTAAAAACGAAGGCTTCTCCGTTCGTGGCGAAGTTTCAGCAAAAAATGAAAGTGGCAAAAGTATGTTTGACCTCGTTGTATTTGTTGATGGCAAAGCAGAAATTATTATTGAAGTTAAGAATTCTCCTCATGCCGCCTTGGTCTATGGAAAACAAACAAAGCAAGCCAAGAAGTATAACTCTTACGGGTTAGCCGTCATCTACCACACTTCATTACATTCTATAGAAGAGACGGTCGCTAAGGTGCGAAAATATTTCAACGGTTATTAGCCTTTTTATTCCCCCGTGATTTTTTTATCCGATATGCCAGACACTAAGCGGTTTAATGTCTGACATACCAGACGTTTATTAGCCTTTTTATTCGTCCACGGTCATTTCTTCGGGGCGCGTCACGCTGAATTGAATCTGCGGTTCTTCCTCGACTTCGGGTGGCGCAGTGGTCACGACGATGGGGGCGTATTCCTTGACGGTCACACCGTAGTCGCGCAGCCAGATCGCGCCCACAGGGACGCTGGCATCCTGCGGAAACAATTCATTGAGTTGGCGCAGGGTGATGTTGACGAGAGATTTTGCGCCTTTTGGCCTGCCTCTTTGGTTTTTGGTTTCGGTATTCATAGTGGTGTTAATATATGGGTTTTTATGCTGATGTCAAGTTTTTACTTTGCACCCACTTGTCTATGAAACTGAGTGCTCGGTCTTCTGTGGGGAAGCCATAAACTTCCAGCGTGTTGCCGCACTCGTCGTTTTCGTAAACTTCCCACTCGTTCGAGTATTCGTTCCAGTAGGGGGAGAGGTCGATGAGTGTGATCATGGGGATAATGTAAGGGGTTTTTATGCTGGTGTCAAGTCATGGTTGCTGAATCTTTCGGATAGAGAATGGGCGCGTCCAAGTCATAGCGAGGACTTTTTTTTTCTTCTTTTGCTGCTTTCTTAGTGGGGAATGTCCCCATGATCAGTTCGGAGCGGGAACCGTGGTAGATGAGTTGGTATTTCATCATGATTCGTCGTATTCGTTGGTGATGGTTTCGACACGGACAATTTTGAACTCTGATTGTTTTTCGCAGCGAATATTGGATGCCTTTTCAACACCAAGTTGACTGCGGGCATCGTCCAAAGTGCGCAGGCCGCGCACAACGGGCCACCACAAATGTTCGACAGCAGCCTTAGACGACATATCGCGTGAGTGGATTTGCCAAGTGGTGAGTTTGAGGGTGCGGTCAGGGAGATTCATGGGAGTAAGATACTCTATTTTTATTCCTTGTCAACCTATTCTTCACTCAACCTGCCGCTTTGCTTCGTCCAAATGAGCAAATCAATTTGTGCGATGCTCATGCCAGGGTATTCAGCTTCGGCCAAGTGCAAAAACTGACGCTCCAAGCTAAGATATTGTGTTCCGCTAGGGGTGTTCTTGGGAGCCTCATGGACTCCCCTGTCGCGCATCCATGCTAAGATGTGAGTGTCGAGCACGGCGCATTCGCAGTGGGGCCGCGAATGAAGCAAAAAGAAACGTGCGGTCTTAGGCCCACATCCATAGACTTCCATCAGTTCAGTGAGGGTTGCCGTGCGCAGATCGAGCGAGAGAGACTGCACCACCGCTTTTGTGAGGCGCGAGTATTGCCCGACCTTTGCGGCGACCAAGGCATTGTGGATGCCAATTTCGCCCAAATCACTCAAATAATCAAATGGCGTGATGTTCCGCCAGTGGGCCTGGTGCAGGAGTTTGCTCAGACAACGACTGGCATAGTCACTGTTTTTGCCCGCCACGAAGAGCGAGAAAAGCCAAAACGCCTGCAATTCAGAGTCTGAACGTTCAAAGTTTGTGATGTTTTTGGGGTCAATGATCATAAGCAAGAGGTCAGGATTACGAGTTGTGTGCCGTGTTGCCAGTTTGTCTTCACTTGTCCAGTGACTCGGCGCGTTTTTCAGGCTTCATGCCATAGATCAGACATGGAGGGGTCTGGCTAATGTCAACCAAATGCCACCATTCCAGTGTCGGTTTGTCGTCAGACCAAGGTTCAGCCGCGTGTTCGTGCAAGAACTTCAAGGCTGCTTCGGGCGACTCGTAACTACCGACAAGGTCGTTCCATCCGCCGCAGGGATAGTATTCTTCGCCACCAAATAGAAGTATGGGTTTTGCTTTCATGACAGTAAGATACTCTATTTTTATTCCTTGTCAAGCATTATCCACTCTCCACACATTCAAGATGCGGTGGCAACGCCCAACCGTCCAATCTTGCACAACGCCGTTCTTAGAGCACAAAATGTGTCCTTTAGTGCGGATAAGGTAAGTGCCACGATAGTTTCGCGCTCCAAACGCACGAACCGTTTTTGTGTGCGGCACCACAAGAAGAGTAACATCTTTGACGCTCTTACCAAGCTTTGTTAATTCTTCGATCACAATGCTTGTCTGAAAACCGTGACCGTGTTTCCTGCCCCTAACGCGCAACATATTGTGTGCGATTGGATAGTCGATGCTTGCGGCAGCAGCCAAAGCCTTGACTGTGCAATCATTTTTTTCGTGCGGGAAAAGCCTGTTCTGCTCTTCCTTCAAACTGAGGTAAACAGTGTTGGAGTGGTGCATGGCAATAATATAAGGAGTTTTTATTCCCCGTCAAGCATTTTTGGCATAAAACTCAGCCGCTTTCTTCCACTCATTTTCACTCATAATAGAAAGAAATTTTATGTTCCTGTCTTCAGCATGATTTCTTGCCTGAGCAATGCTTTTGAAGAGTCCTAAAACAACAAAAGGATTATTAGCTCTTTCAATTAAGGCAATGTATTTTTCTTTCATGGTGTCCAATATAACGGAATTAAAATCCTTGTCAACGGATTTCGTGGAAATTGCCCCATAAGGAATCGAACCTCAATCAAGAGAATCAAAATCTCCTGTGTTACCATTACACCATAGGGCAGTTGTAGGGGTGAGTTGTTGATGTTGGACAAAGGTAGCTTATTTGGGGCGAGAGTCCAGGATTTTGTGTTCTTTTTTGAACGCACGAACGATTTCACGCGATTCGCCGCAGGTGCATCCGAGTCTTTTTAAGTGCTTTTTTATTCGCGAGTATGTTCGTAGAGGGGCTAAAGCATGAAAAATACTAGGGTGGAAGGTGGGTTTATCGGCGGGCGCGTCCATCTTTGTTGTAAAAGCGGCCATAGTGGGCTTATTTGGCGCGGGAGGGTTCAAATTTTGTCATTTTCGTTGATGCTTTCTCCCGCCCTGCCTGTGGCAGAGCAGGGGCGTTCGCTGGATTGTAATTTCGGAACTCAGGAGTGCCTCGCCAGTTCCATTCGCGGTCGCTTTCATCCTCGCCATCGGGGCAGTTGAGCCACATGTAAGAGTAGCAGGGTTCTTCAACGTGGACATGCGCCCACAGGCCACCGTAAAGGCGGCGATACCACTCGAAGTTCCTGAGGAAACATGCAAACCAGCCCCAGCGAACAAGGCGGCGCATCCAACGGCGTTCATCGTCTTTCTTTATTTCGTTGCTCCTTTCTCGCCGTGGATGACCTCGGTGTTAGCACAAAGAGCCAGCCCCGCGATGGTCGAGACCGTTTCAAGAATGTCTAGCTGGCCTTGTCGGTAGTCGCCAGTGCTGCCCATTATAGGACCGTGGCGCTCGATTTTCTCCAACGCCTC